ATTCCTTGATGCAAGATGTTTGTGAGCAAGCCGACCAGGCAAACAAACTTCTGATGCTCATGCCCGAGGCATTCGACCACGGCGGCCCGACTACCGCCCAGCTGGTCGACTGGTACAGCCGCAAGTTCGGTTTTACCACCCTCCAAAGCACCCCCAAAGTCATTTTGATCCGACTGCCGCGCACCGCGGCGCAACAATGGGCTGCTACACATGGGCAATAAAACCAACAGCTGGACCGACAGCGACCTGCTGAAGCGCATCCGCACGTTCACCGACACGGCGATCAAGGGCGAGAACGAAAACCGCCTGAATGCCGTGGCCGACCTGAAGTTCCTGGCCGGCGACCAGTGGGACGAGCAGGTAAAGCGCCAGCGCCAGCTTGAGGGCCGGCCGTGCCTGACCTTCAACCGCCTGCCGACCTACCTGCACCAGGTCACGAACGACCAGCGCCAGAACAAAGTGGGCATCAAGGTGCACCCGGTCGGCCACGGTGCCGACGATGAGGGCGCCGAGCTTTACCAGGGCATGATTCGCCAGATCGAGAACGGCAGCAACGCCGACACCGCCTACGACACCGCCGTGAACAGTGCCGCGGCCATCGGCTTCGGATTCTGGCGCCTGATCACCGACTACGAGAGCCCCACCAGCTTCAACCAGGTCATCAAGTACCAGCGCATCCGCGACGCCCTGAAGGTCTATTTTGACCCGGCCAGCGTCGAAGGCGACGGCAGCGACGCGAAGGAATGCGCGATCGTGTCGGACATGCCGCGCGCCGAGTTCGACCGCACCTACCCGGGCAAGCTGGGCGAGTGCCGCACGGCGATCAGCGCGCTGGGCAACAGCATCCAGCCGGGATGGATGACCGACAGCATGGTGCGCGTAGTCGAGTACTACTGGTTCGAATACAAGGCCGCGACCCTGTACCTGCTGGGCGACGGCACGACCACCACCGAGACCCCGCCGGCCGGCGCCATCGTCAAGAACAAGCGCGAAACCCAGATCCCCCAGCTGAAGTGGGCGAAGGCGCACGCCGGCGGCGTCCTGGAAGAAACCGAGATCATGTGTCAGTGGATTCCGGTTTTCCCTGTATGGGGCGAAGAACTGGACATCCAGGGCAAGGTGACCCGCAAGGGCATCATCCGCGACGCCAAAGACCCGGCGCAAATGTATAACTTCTGGATGACCAGCGCGACCGAAGAGGTCAGCTTGCGGCCCAAGACCCCGTTCATCGGTGCAGAAGGTCAGTTCGAAGGGCACGAAAAGAAGTGGGCGCAGGCGAACAAGCGCAGCTTCGCATACCTGGAATACAAGCCGGTCACGATCGACGGCGTGATGGCGCCGCCGCCGCAGCGTTCCCCGATGGCCGACGTCCCTGCCGGCATGCTGCAGATGGCGCTGCACGCCGCCGACAACATCAAGGCGGTCACCGGCCTGTTCGATTCCAGCCTGGGCGCCCGCGGCAACGCGACCAGCGGCGTGCAGGAAGCGCAGCAGCAGCGCCAGGGCGACGTGGCCAACTTCCACTTCATCGACAACCTGCACCGTTCCATTCGCCATTGCGGCCGCTGCCTGGTCGACATGATCCCGCACTACTACGACGCCGCGCGCGTGGTCGAGATCATGCGCGAGAACGGACAGATCGAATCCAAGCCAATCAACCAGCCCGCCACCAACGAAGCCGGCCAGCCGATCGACGTGCAGGGCATGCCGATCGTAGACCCGACCGCGCAGGTCCAGAAGATCCTGAATGACGTCACCGTGGGCCGCTACGGCGTGACCTTCGACGCCGGCCCGGGTTACGCCAGCCAGCGCGAAGAGGCGCAGGCGTCAATGATCGAGCTGGGCAGCAAGTGGCCGAAGCTGCTGGACGTGGCTGGCGACAAGGTGGTCGAGAACATGGACTGGCCGGGCGCCGAAGCCATCGCGCGCCGCCTGACCGCCAGCATTCCGCAGGAGATCCGCCAGGCCGACAAGGAAAGCGAGGAAGGCCAGGAAGCAGGACCGCCACCGCTGCCGCCCGAGATCGAGCAGCACATTCAGAAGGCCGACCAGCTGATTGACCAACTGCAGCAGCAGCTGGCCGAGGCGCAAGCCGGGCACCAGGCCATGCTGGACAAGGCCCATGTGGACGCCGGAAGCCGCGAGGAAGTCGCCCGCATCAATTCGCAAGGCAAGGCCGACGCTGAAGAGATCAAGGGCCTGATCCAGCTTCTGCTGGCCAAGATGCCGCCGCCGGCCGCCCTGGTGTCCGCTGCCGCACAAACCGAAGATTCCCGCCCCGCTGCCAGCCAAGCAGCGGAACCGGCGCAAACCCTGGCCCAACCGGAGTGATTCCGGGTTCTAAATTCTTGGGATGATCCATGCAAACTGAAACCACCGCCCCAGCAGTCGACACTACCGCCACCGCGCCAGCCGCGCAGGCCGCGCCGACCCAGCAGACCACCACCACGCCGCCGGCCAGCGGTTCGGAAGGTGCGGCTGCAGGCCAGGCCCAGCCCGCCGGCACCGCAGCACCCGCAGCTGGCCAGAACGCCGACCAGGGCACGCAGCAGGGCCAACCCGGCCAGGCTGACGGCACCACGACCACCGAAGGCACCGAAGCAGACCGCGACGATGCCGGGCGCTTCAAGTCGAAGATTCAGAAACGGATTGATGAGCTTACCCACGCACGCCATGCTGCCGAACGAGAGGCCGCACGCTGGCGCGCGATCGCGGAGGGAACCCAGAAGGGCAACCCCGCGCCCCAAGCGCACGAATTCGCCACGGACGACGACTACGAAGCCGCCCTGCAGCAGCACCGCATTGACGAAGCTGCGCGCAAGGTCGCCGCCAACCAGGCAAGCCAGGCCGCCGAGCAGTACCAGCAGGAGGCGGCCGGCGCGGTCGACGCCACCTACAACGAACGCGCAGCGGAGGCGGCCCGCCGCATCCCCGACTTCGTGGACGTCGTAGGCAAGGCCGATATTCAGATCACGCACGACATGCTGGCCGCCCTGAAGGCCAGCGCGCATGGTCCGGACATCGTGTACGCGCTGGCCAAGAACCCCGCCGAAGCGCAGCGCATCGCAGGCCTGCCGGCCGCGCAGATGTTCATGGCGCTGGGCGCAATGGAAGCCAGGGCCGCCGCCGCGGCGCCAGCTGCCGGCGCGACCACTTCGGCACCTGCAGCTGCCGCTGCACCTGCTGCACGCACCACCAGCGCCCCGCCGCCAGCCCGCCCGGCCGGCGCCGCGTCCGCACCGCCCAACACCGACCCCACAAACATGTCCATGGATGAATACAAGGCATGGCGCAAGGGTCAGGGCTCGAAATACATCAGCTAACACCCATCCAACCCCACCTATTTTAGGAACCCGTAAAAATGGCAAACCAACTTGCAACTTGCTCCGTCGTCGCGAAGGAAGCGCTGGCGATTCTGGAAAACATGCTGACCTTCTCGGCCAACGTCAACCGCGACTATGAAGCCGAATTCAGCGAGAACATGAACCGCGGCTACGCGCCCGGCCAGACCATCCAGATCAAGAAACCGCCGCGCTACCAGTACCGCGCCGGCCGCGTCGCATCCCCGCAGGCAACCGTGGAACCGACCATCCCGCTGACCCTGCAGCAGGGTGGTTGCGACCTGCAGTTCACCGCCGCCGAGCGCACCCTGTCGGTGACCAAGCTGGAGGACAAGATCGCCGCCGCCGTCGCCGTGGTGGCCAACGAGATCGACCGCCAGGGCCTGCAACTGGCGCACTACGCCAGCTTCAACTGCCTGAACCCGACCGGCGCCGCACCGAACAGCCAGGCCAGCGCTATCCAGGCGATGACCGACCTGAACGCCCGCCTGGACGAAATGGGCGCGCCGCGCGTCAAGGGCCAGCGCACCTTCATCGCCGCGCCGCGCCCGCACGGCAACATGGTCCAGGGCCTGGCTGGTCTGTTCAATTCCGGCAAGACCATCAGCGAACAGAACAACAGCGGCATGCTGGTGCCGTCGTTCGGCCTGAACGTGGGCATGGACCAGAACGTGGACACGCACACCAACGGCACCCAAGTCGTGACCGGCACCGCCGTGAACGGCGCAGGCCAGGCTGGCGCGTCGATCAACGTGGCAGCGCTGGGCGGCACCATCACCCGCGGCACGGTCATCACCTGGCCGGGCGTGTTCGCCGTGAACCCGCAATCGCGTCAATCGACCGGCGTGCTGGCGCAGTTCGTCGTGACCGCTGATCTGGCCGCAGGCGCCACCGCCATCCCGGTGTCGCCGGCCCTGGTGACCAACGGCGCGTTCCAGAACGTGACCGCATCGCCGACCGCTGGCCAGAACTTCCTGATCGTGGGCGCCGCGTCGACCAGCTACCAGACCAACGTGGCCTATCACAAGGATGCGTTCACCCTGGCCATGGTGCCAATGTGGGCGCCGCCGGGCGGCAAGGGCGTGATCGACGTGCACCAGGAGACCAGCAACGGCTTCACCATCAAGGTGACCGACTTCTACGACGGCACCAACGACGTCCCGATCATGCGCCTGGACGTGCTGTTCGGCTGGGCGGCGCCGTATGCCGAACTGTCGGCCAAGTACTACACGACCTGATAACGGCGAGTAGCACGCAACCGTGGGGCGCCTGTCGCCCCACTTCATCGAATCTCATTCAATCGAAGGAATCAGCACCATGGCAATCAACCTGAACCGCAACTATCGCGGCCTGATCGGCGGCACCGTCGTCGGCCTGTCCACCAACGTCGAAGCAAACCTGATCGCCGCCGGCATGGCGTCGGCCAACGCATCGAAGGCCAACATCACCGCCGGCAGCATCGCCTATGACGGCATCCAGGGCACGGTGGTGATCGGCGCCGGCACTTCGTCGGTGACCATCACCAACCCGAACATCGACGCGAACACCAAAGTGGTCGCCAACATCGCGCAAGCTGCCGCTGACGGCACCCTGACCAGCCTGCCGCGCGTGGTGCCGGCCGCTGGTTCCGTGACCATCTACGGCAACGCCAACGCGACCGCCGCCGTCGTGGTCGACTGGTCGATCGTCGCCGCCCCGGGCCTGACCGTCGCCAACTGATCCATTCCCGCGTAAGCGGGAACCCACCACCCGGCCCGGCCCATCATCACGATGCGCCGGGCATTTTTGGAGCAAAAGCGCATGAAAACCCTGCAATTTCCGATGACCCTGACCCACCGCAGCAACCCGCACGCGCAGGTGGTGGTGGCCAACGCCGAACAGCTGGCCGAAATCCCGGCCGAATACCTGCCCGAGACCGTCGACGGCACGCCGGCCGTCGTGACCGCTGCAGCCGCTGTTCCTGGCGTGAACCTGGACACCGGCGCCGGCGACAACAGCACCGCGATCGCCGACGACGCCGAGCGCCGCCAGAGCCTGGACGAAGCCGTGGACGAGTTCACCGCCCATGTGCAGGCCGAGACCGCCAAGATCGACGCCGCGCGCGCCCAGCTGGACGCCGACCGTGCCACCTTGCGCGAACAAACCGCCGCCCTGACCGAGCAGCAGGAAGCGCTGGCGCGTGAGCGTGCCGACTTCGAAGCGCAGCGCGCGGCCGCCGCAGGAACTGGCGATATCGGTGGCGACACCGCCGCCGCTTCGGCAGTTGCAGAGGGCGCCGCAACTGGCGACACCGTGACGCCGCCGGCAGCACCTGCCAAGCGCACCCGCGGCACCGCGAAAGCCGAGGGCTAAGACATGGCCGCGGTTCTGGACCTGATTACGGCCGCGCTGGTCACCGTCAAGGCGCTGGCGGTCGGCGAGACCCCGGGCGCCGACATGACGACGGACGCCCTGGACAAGTTTAACGACGTGCTGGAAGCGCTTTCGATCCAGAACCTGGCCGTGTACGCCAGCATCGACACCGTGGTGCCGCTGGTGGCCAACCAGGCCGCCTATATTCTCGGCCCGGCCGGCGTCGGCCAGCGCCCGCTGTCGATGGATGCGATCGACTCGGCGCGCGTGACCTTCGGCGGCGGCGTCGACTTCCCGATCGAGATTGTCAGCGACGTGGATTACGACGCGCTGGCGGTCAAGGCGGTGCCCGGCGTGCCGGAATGGGCCGCCCTGGACAACGACTACCCGAACGCGACCCTGACGCTGTACCCGGTTCCGTACCAGGCCGGCACGCTGACCGTCACCCAGCGCCAGCAGTTCACGCGCGCAAGCGCCCTGACCGACACCTTCGACATGCCACCGGGCTATCGCCGCCTGATCCGCCTGATGCTGGCGTGGGAACTGCGCACCGACTACCCGGGCATGGGCGCGCAGGAGTTGCAGAACCTGAAGGACGATCTGGCCGGTGCGCTGGGCAGCGTCAAGCGCGCCAACATCGAACCGGTGCTCATGCGCAGCGAGGTCGCCGACCTGTCCGCCGGTGGCGGCAGCGGATACGTCAACTGGCGCGACGGCGCCTAACCCGATTACACAAGGACACCACCACATGAAGAACTTCCTGCGCCTTTC